GATCCCTGCATGGTGGTTCATCGGCGGCCGGCTCGTCCACGAAGTCACAGAAAAATACGATCGGTTGCGGGAAGCAACAACCGTTGTTAGGTTTGACTTTGAGAGCGAAACGCTAACCAGGCTTGACGAACTGGTTGAACAGGAAGTCAACTCAACAGGGGTACCAGTAGAGCAGTGGCTCGCCGCGGGTAGGTGGCCGAAGAAGGCCGGCTACGACTGGTGGTGGGAGAACGGCCCGCTGATGGTGAAGAGATTCATCGACTGGCGCGAAGAGACGAAGTGGACAGTCGAGTACTTCAGTGGTGTACCAGGGATCGAGTGTGATCTCAATGTTAGGTTTGACTTTGGGGAACTACACGGCGCACCCGACAGGGTGTACCGGCTGCCATCAAAGCAGTTGGTTGTGGCCGACGTGAAAACCGGCACATCCCCCCCGAAGGAACCGTTGCAGCTTGGGACGTACGCGAACGATCTCGAGATGTTGGGGTACGAACGGCCGGCGTACGGCACGTACGTGATGGTGAAGCACGAAGAGCAGCCGATCCATACGGAACTGATACCGCTCGACAAGTACCGGACGCCTTACCTGGAACAGATCTACGGTGCCCAGAAGGCAGTCATTGAGCTTGGCGCATTCGTCCCGAACGTGGGCGACGCGTGCAGGACGTGTGTTGTGCAGAGGGCTTGTTACGCGGCTGGGGGTGAGGACTCCCAGCGGTACGACAGGCTTAACCCGAACTACCGAGGGAGTCTGAATTGAGTTGGGAAAGCAACCCCTACTACCACCCGGAGAAGCTGGGGCTAGCGAAGGTGGTGGATCTCGACTTCTCTGACGGCTGCTATCAGTTCGACCTGACAGCAGTGTGGACGAAGGAAGGCGAGAAGCAGTTCTTCTGGGCAGACGATTCGGGCTGCTCGTGTCCCTCGCCGTTCGAAAACTTCAACACGGTCGAGCAGTTCGAGAAGGGCGGCTTCAAGCAGGTCCGCGATCACCTGACTGCCCGCTTCGACGGCGAGTACAGCTACGGCAGTTACGTGAAGATCACTGAGCTTCACCCGGTGATCGAGAAGCTTCACGAGATCAGCAAGGGATGGGAGGACTAGTGGTAACTGAAGTAACGACCACGCTCAAGGGCGACGGCGCGGCTCCGTGGATTGTCGTTCACACCGACACTCCGCAGGAGAACGAGAAGATGTTGACTGAAGTGTTGGAGGGATTGCTTCAGACGGCAGGCGAGGCGAACGCACTGTTCACGGGGGCAGTGACGACCGCCCGCGGATTCCAGAACGGACAGGACGCGGTACAGAACACTCAGCCGGCACAGCAGCAACGCCAGCAGGTTCAACAGAACCAGGGCGGCGGGGGCTGGAACGGTGGGGGCCAGGCTGGTCAGCAACAGTCGAGCTTCAACGGGACTCCACACCCGGAGGGCAAGACGTGCGGGTTCTGCGGCGCCGGCCTAGTCGGCAAGCAGCCGAAGATCAAGAAGATGTGGACCTGCCCGAACCAGAAGACCCAAGGTGACGGTCACGCCGTCGAATGGATCAACTCCTGATGGCCAAGGCAACGGTCAAACAGGCCGAAGTTGTGGTGACGTTGACACTCACGAGCCTTGAGGCACGCGCGCTGCACGCCCTGGTGGGCAGCGTCACCGGCTCCTCGGAGCGCAGTCCACGCAAGCACACAGATGCGATCTGGGCTGCCCTCGGGGAAGCCGGCGTCGAATCCCGGGCCGAGCGCCGGTTATTCGGCGATGGGTACATAACGTTCAAGGACTATCCGGGCGGTTGCTGATGGCTGTCTATGACATCGAGACCGAATCGGGGAGCTTCTATCGGCTCGACACGGAAGCGAAGACGATGGTTCGAACGCCCGGTGAGGCGAGCTTCGAGCTTGACTTCGACGGGGAAGTGTTCGAGTACACGGACCTGCTGGACGAGTTGACGATCGGCAACCCGCTACGTGCCGTCTGGTTCAACAAGGCGCGCGGCAAGAACCAGATCCGTACCACGACTCCGATGGTGACAATCGGGAGGCTGTAGTTGTTCCGGCTTCACCGGATCAACCCGAGAGAGAACGCACGGGAACCCCTCCCCGATGTGCTCGGGCTCAGCAAGCACGGCATAGATGTTCGCCGCGGACAGGTCACCCTGATTGCTGCGCAACCCAACGACGGTAAGAGTCTGCTGACTCTGTGGATGGTGTTGCAGTGGGCAACGCTCGGTCTAAGGACGCTCTACTTCTCTGCCGACACTGACGAAGAGACGACGCTGCGAAGAGCGTCAGCGACAGTGACCGGGAAAGAGCAGTCGTATATCGAGCGGCTGATGCGGGAAGGCTGGGACGTTATCGCCACGGCCCTGGCTGACCTTCAGGGAAGGGTCAGTTTTGACTTCGAGACTGACCCTTCCTACCAACATATCTATGAGGAACTTGTCGCCTATTACGAGTGCTGGGGCAGCTATCCGGAAGTGGTTGTCGTGGACAACCTCATGGATTGCGTCGGCGACAACGATGACGAGTACGGCAGTATGCGGGACACCACGAAGGCGCTGAAGAGATTCGCCCGATTGACGGGCGCGGCGTTCATTGTTCTGCACCACTGCAACGAGACGGACAAGCGCGAGAATCATCCACCGGCCCGGCGCGAGATCACCGGGAAGGTGGCACAGAAACCGGAGATGATTCTTACCGTCATGCTCGACGGGAATCAGATGATGATTGCGTGCGTGAAGAACCGGTCGGGTCCGAAGGACCCTAAGGGGTTGACGTACCACAGGTTGACTGTGGATTTCGAACGGGTCCAATTCTATGGACCGAACTACACACCTATAGGAGCATGACGAATGGCTGAAGTAACTCGTGTCATCAAGACCGCGCCGAAGCCGGCCGAGGTGACCAGCGCAACCGTGGTCCTGAACCCGCAGGAGGTTGCGTACCTGCGCACCGGATTGGAGTACGCGTTCCGCGCCGGCAACCCGTACGCGTCGCCGAACAAGACCATCAAGGATCTTTACAAGACCCTTGAGCACGCGAAGAACGGCAAGACTCAGGCTGAGGTGGACAAGGAGAAGCTTCAGGTCACCCTTCAGGACATCGTCGGCTTCCGCTCCTTCTGATCGCGATGCACCCCAGCATCACAGGAATGTTGAAGTCCTTCAGGTTCGACCATCTACCCGAGGGACGTATCCAAGATACGTCGAAGCTGTTCCACAATCTCGCGTGGAGGCTTGCGGAAGAGGTGCCATCGTCTGCTGACGTGACACATGGCCTGCGCAAACTGTGGGACGCGAAGAACGTGTTCGTGTACGCGGTAGCAGAAGACGAGAGAGAGAAGAAGGAAGCATGAGTGTCGCAACCCTGGAAAAGACAGCGATTGGTTCTGATGACGGCGGGGACCTTGCCTCCCTCGTCGTCGCGTACCACCGAACCAATCACGCCGGCGAACCCGGTGACTGTGAATACAAGATCTGCTCGGTAGCGGATCAGTGCGTCACCTTGGACGCCATGTTCTACGGGACGGGTGCTTAACTGCCAGGGTTGCGGTAGGCAACTAACCGGGGCGCAGAAGAAATGGTGTTCTGACCCGGGATGCAAAAAGGCTGCGGTGCGGTGGGCGTGGATCCTGAAAGTCTACGGGCTTACCCCTGAGGACTATGAACGGATCTACGCCCACCAGGGCGGCAAGTGTGCGATCTGCCACAAGACGTTCCAGCCGGGCAAGACACCCCACATTGACCATGAGCATGGCGGGCATGTCCGCGGGATCTTGTGTGCCTACTGCAACACCCGGCTTGTTGGCCGGCTGAAGTCTCACCAGTTGGCACAGTGGCTCGCTGACTATCTGCGGGATCCACCTGCCGTTAAGGCTCTTGGACGGTTCGTGATTGCGCCGGGGCGTCCACCTAAGCGAAGGAAGAAGCGTGGCTGATAGCACCAACGGTAAGGGCAACGGTGTGGGGTTCCTTTCCCTGCTGTGTCTCCTGTTCATCGGGTTGCGGCTCGGCGACGTGATCACCTGGTCTTGGTGGTGGGTGATGGCACCGATCTGGATTCCGCTCCTACTCGTGGCCGGGGTGTTCCTGGTCGGTCTCGCCGTAATCGCGGTGAGGAAGAAGTGAAGGACTGGCGAGGGGTAGAGGTCAAGGTCGGTGACCGCGTGCTGTACGCGACTCGCGCCGGGTCTTCGATGACGATTGTCGAAGGCAACGTTCTGGATATCGTCGGCGACGATGCAAAGGTGCACGTCGTGAACGAGTCGGGCGGTTGGCGATTCGAGCCGCGCAAGCGCCCGACGATTGTTAGCGGGCGCTATCTGACGGTCGTTACCGGGTTGCCTGAGGCAACGGATGACGCTGCACATCGTCTGTGATGCTTGGTACGGCGGACATCTACTCGTCTACTACATGCGCGAGAAGCGCTACGTGTGCGAGATCTGCAAGGCGTCGACATGACTCCGCTTGAGCAGGCGTGGGAGCACTACGGCGGAACCCTCCTAACCACTCGCGCCGGCCGGAACAAGGCGCGGTGCCCTCTCCACGATGACGCCAACGCGTCAGCTTCGGTGAATGTCGCTGAACAGAAGTGGTCTTGTTTCGCGGGCTGTGGGTACGGCGACATCTATGAGCTTGTGAAACTCGCTGACGACTTCGATGACTTCAGGGAGTGCAAGGAATGGACGGACGAGAAGTTCGGCGCCGCGAGCTTAAGCGAATCCTCACCATCGTCTACGCGTTCGACAAAGCGATCAAGGAAGAAGTCATGGGTGTAGAGGACCAGTGCAGTTACGAAATCTTCCCGAAAACCTGGGCTGGTCCCGCGGAGTACTGCCTTGAGGACCGGGAAGAGGACTCGGACTTCTGCTATATGCACGAGCCGGCGCGCGGGGAACCTGACTGGGATGACAAGCGGAAGGAAGCGCTCTATGAGTGTTACGACTAAGTACCGGAAGAAGCCGGTTGTTGTTGAGGCGCGAGTCTTAACCGAAGACAACATGCGTGAGATCCAGGCATGGATCAGCGAGGGCGATGAGTGGGCGTGGATTGCGAAGGGAACGCAGACCATCCCCGCCGAGCTTTACATCGAGACCCTTGAGGGTCCGATGCACGCTTCGCTTGGTGACTTCGTGATCAAGGGTCTGAAGGGTGAGTTCTATGCGTGCAAGCCGGACATCTTCGAAATGACTTATGAACCGGCCTAGGGTTCTTATCACCGGCTCGCGTGACTGGGAGAACCAGTTCCTGATCCACAACGTGCTCACCAGCCTCTACTGGATGCTCCCTGACGGCCGGGACGTAGTCATGGTGTCCGGCAAGTGTGAGCGCGGCGCAGACGCGATGTGTGAGTCCACGGCACGCCACCTGGGGTGGCAGATCGAAGAACACCCGGCGAAGTGGGAGCTAGGCAAGCAGGCCGGCTTCACCCGCAACGCCGAGATGGTTGCCCTAGGCGCCAGTATGTGTATCGCGTTCATTCTGAATGAATCTAAGGGCGCGACGATGACAGCGAACCTTGCCGAGAAGGCAGGGATAGAAACACTACGCTTCAAGAGATGGACTGTGAATGGAATTTCCAAACCTCACCCCGCAGAGACGGGAGATCCTGAACACAGCGACCCAGACATACTACGAACAGTTGAAAGACTCGAGCGAGGCGATCGAGTATCTGAAGGGCCGGGGGTTTGATGGGGAGGCATGTAAGAAGCTTCGCTTCGGATTCGTCGGGGACCCTTTGGACAACCATAAGCAAATGGCCGGAATGCTCGCCATCCCTTTCGTCACCCCAACCGGGACGGTCGCTATCCGCTTCCGACGCATTGCGGGAGAGGGTAACAAGTATCACCAGGAGACTGGATCCGTTTCCCCGCTTTATAACGTTCGAGACTTTCATCGGTCCGAACCCTACATCGCGGTATGCGAGGGTGAGTTTGACGGGGGCGTCCTATCTGGATTGGTGGCGGTTCCTGCCATCGGACTCCCCGGGGTGGGTCAATGGGCTAAGAATGGCAAGATCTATCGACGTCTATTCCAAGATTACGACAAGGTCTTCGTGATCATGGACCCGGATGACCCGGGCCAGAAGGCGGCGGTTCAGATCGTGAAGGCTATCCCTAACGCCGTGAACGTTGTTCTCCCGTTCGATGTGAACGACACGTACCTTGCTTACGGCAAGGACTATATTTTGAAGGAGTTGGGCCTATGGCAGGCGAAGGCGATGTCACCGTTGGCGGCGTGAAGTGTCTGGATTGTGACACTGTCGTCAATCCAGCAGGCGTGTGGGAGCAGTGCCCGTGCGGTCACGTGTATGTGGACCGGTCGGGGGAGCTGACTCGTGTCGGGTTCCTTGATGAGACCCGGGTTGAGTATGCGGAGGCTCAGAAGTTGGGCGAGAAGAAGCGCGTGCAGCGCACGGGCGACAAGTTCACTACCGCGAAGATGATGGAAAAGGATGGCGACAAGTGAACGACGGCTGGCTGAACGAAGACGAACACCTGAGCCTCGTGGTCGCTGGGGCAAAGAAGTTCACCGATTCCGTGATTGCAGATCAGGTGTTGCACGCCTTCGAGCTTGAGGCGAACTGGGACGCCGGCTTCGAGGCCGGCGCGGAAGCCCAGAAGAATGGGCTCGCGTACGCCTGACCCGGTCACCACCGAGATCATCCGGACATTGCAGGCTCTCGGTTTGCGTGTCGAGATGGTCAGTGAGAGCACCCCCGGTTCGCCGGGGGTGCTTCTTCACGTGGTGATACCGGAAATCGTTGTTCAACGATGACCCAATTGGTTGCCGCAAGCAACTAGCGTTGTTACGTTTGACTCGACAGAGTCGAAAGGAACAATGCGTGAAGATACTCAGTATTGATATCGA